ATCGTCATCTCCGAACCATTTATTCTTGGCTTGCCAAGTTACGGCGCGGTCATCAACAGACTGTGCTGGGGCGTTTGTTTGAGTTTGTACATCATAACTGTCTTCTTGTAAAGCAGGAAGTTTGAGGTTGTTTACTCGCTCAACTTTCATTTTTGCAGCAGTCAGTGCCTCTTGGGCCTCGACTACAGCATTTGCTTCACCAGATTCATACGCCTTTTTGTACTGCTCTCTGGCCTTTTCATGCTCCTCGGTAGCCATTTTCTTGGCCGATTCCAGCATCGCTTCTTGGTTTTTGGAGACAGTGCCCTTGAGCTTTTTGTTCTCCTCAGCAATGTGTTGAGCATACCGCAGGGCTTCTTCACGTTCCTTGGCAGCAGCCTCTGCGGCGCGTCGTTGGTCGTGGTAACCCTTGCTAAAGTGTTGCAAGCGCTTGCGCACCTTTTCGGAATATTCGTCCATCTCCTCATCGGAAAGCTCCATGGGAGCCTTGGAACGCTTTTTCCCTTGATCTTCCTCGGGGCGGTCATCGACCACCTCGATGTCAAACTCGGCTTCTTTCTTCTTGGGCTTTTCCGCTTTTTCCTCTTCCAAAGAAGGGCGTCCAGCGATTTTTAACCCAAAACTGCCGTCTTCCTTTTCCACAAAGTCGGTGCTATCCGCAGCTTTATTGGGGTCAGGAAACGAGAACTCTACTTGTTGTAGTGCCATATGTTTTCCTTATGCGGCGCGAGAAACGCCGCGTGGATCAGAGACGACTGCTTCAATCGAGTCGTCGTTCATGATTCGGTATTCCACGCCATTTACGCTGACACGGGTTCCCGTGTACGACGCAAACACAACGTAGTCACCAACTTTGCACCATGGGCCATTTGGGAACCGTTCCTTGTCGGAATAGGCTTGTTCGCCCATATCCAGAACCAGCCCCACTGTAGACATGATGCGCTCTTCACGCATTGTCTGTTTGGCTTTGATAATGCCCATCTCTCCGATGGTTTCTTCAATTTGCGGCAGTGCCACAAGCAACCGATACCCAACAGGACGTGGAAGCTGAGCTTCTACTTCTTCATCAGTTACGGCGGTTTCGACTTGATCAGTCATCGTTATCTTCCAGTTGTGAACGCGAAAGGTCTTTGGTTGTTTGGATAGCAAGCTGGAGACCTCGAATCCTGCCTACTACTTCCCGGTATTCAGCGTGGTCTTTAGCCCCACCGTTTGCCAAGAACTGGGTTGCGGACGACACGTCGTCCTCAAATTTCGATACAAGCACGTCAAAGACGGATTTGGCCATACGTTACTCCTTCTTCCCTTGGGGTTTTGGTGTGGCTAACACCTTGAGTGCATCAAGTTTCAGACGCTGCTGAGCTTGAGATTCTTGCGATTTGACGCGGTTGGCTTCCTTGCTGGCCTCAATCTGCACGCGCTCTTTCTCCATAACGAGTTTTGCTGCGGCAACCTCTGCGTCGGTCTGGTCTCTCTGCGCTTTGCGAGTGACCTCCATCTCCTGCACCTTGACCTTGGCCTGCTCCAACTGGAACAGTGGGTCTGCGGCTTGCTGCTCTGCCTGCTTTTGCGCAGCTTGCTGCTGGTGCTGCTGGGCCAACTGCTTGCCGCCATCGGCGATGAGCTTGGACAGTTGGACTTCCACGTCGTCGGGCAGTGGCTCGTCTGGTGGTGGCAGGGTGACACCAAGGCGTTCTTCCATCTGCTTGCGGTAGCTGAACCCCAAGTGCTCGGCAATGTGTGCTTGCAACGAAGCCATGATCTGCTGAGCTTGTGGGTTCTGGCCAATCGTCTGCGCGATCATCGGGTCTTGCATGAACGACGTGTGGGTCGCAATGTGTGCCTCGTGATCTTGATGGATAAACGCCTTCATTGGCTTGCCCACCAACGCTGACATGTTTTCAGACACTGGGTCACGTGGCTTCTGATCTTCGCTCGTTGGCACAATCTTGTCGGCATTCTTGATGCCCAGCACCTCAATCATCTGGCGGTGCAGGTACGGCAGGTCATAAATCTGGGGTGCAGACTGCGACATCTGGAACACAGCTTGGTACTGCACCACACGCTGAGCCATCGTGCTGCTGTTGGGGTCGCTGACGGGGATAACATCCACCATCGCATAGTCCATCTTGCGAGCTTTGGCCAGACCAGTCTCTGGCTGGTAGCCGTAGTCCTCGGGCGCTTCCTCGGAGATGATCTTCTTCAAGAGCTTGAACTCTTGCTTCATCGCATAGTGCACACGGGCTTGTACAGCCGCCATGGGCTTGAGCGTTCGCTCCAGCAATGCCAGCGTGGTGCCCACCGGTGCGTTTGCGCTCATGTCCGACACGTTCATGTCGCTGATAGCGCCGAGGCGACGGCCTTCTTCGGTGATGCGCTGTAACAACGCAAGCAGTGTCTGTGATGGCTCCTTGTATGGGAGCATCATGATGTTGTCTTTGATCGAGCCGCTTGGCACGTCCACGTCGCGGAACTCGCCGGGGCTGATCGGTGTGTCGTCGCCCTTGACGCGCAGGCCGCGGGCCTTCAGGCCACCGGGCAAGTTAGACAGCGTACCGGCGTCCACCAACTGACGGATGATCGAAGTGCCAGCACGGGCGTAGCCGCCGATGATGTGGATCAGACCCAGACCATAAAAGCCAAACCCGGGCACATACACGTAGTGCACGAAGTGGTCGTCCTTCAAACGCAGCGGGTCTTCCTCGTTCCAGTTACGGCGCACGGCCAGAACTTCTCCAGTACCGCGGTCGATAGTCACGACGTACGGCTTGGGCAGTTCATCTTCCTCGTCGTCCACGCCTTCGATCAGCATGTCAACGCTGATCTCCAGCAGTGTGTAGCGGTCGTCACTCTGGATTGTGTACCCGCCTTCTTCCGCTTTTTTCTTCTCCACGTCTGTGGGGAACGACTGTGGTTCGCCAAGCTCAACCTCACGGTAGAACCCACTGGCCGTCAGCTTGTCCATCTCGTTCTTGGTTTTACGCATCACGTGGGTAACGCGCTCCGCGGTCTCAATGTGCGACGCACCATAAGGCACGATCACATCCTCTGCTGGCAAGTAAATAGAAACTTGACGGCCCAACAGCGGGTCGAAGTACACCTTCTTGAACGCGCTGCCTGCCAGACCCAGCGAGTACAACATGCGCTCGTGCTCTGGGCGGTACTCCACCATGCGCTCGGTCAACTGATAGTTCATATCGTTGCGCACGCGCTCAGCAGCTTCTTCCTTCTCCTTACTCACCTTGCCAAGAATCTTTGTCTTGACAGGGCCAGCGGCAGGGAATGTCTCGCTCATGGTCTCAGCTTGGAACCTGATCGCAGCCTCGGCCAGCACTGTTGAGTACACGCCACAGGCGTCGTCCCACGGCTCAGTGCGTTCCTCGTACTTGAAGCCCAGCACTTCCAGACCTTTGACAAACGTGTCAGCCCAGTCTTTGCGGGCCACCATGTCGGCCTCGAACAACTCGATCAACTCGCTGGACAGAGATTGCAGTACACCTTCCTCGATGTGCTCGGCAAGGTTGCACTCGAAGTCAGTCTCGTCGCCCTCTACCTCGGCCTCACCCACGATGACCTCAGCACCGCCGTCTGGCAGCATGTTGACCGTGGACTCCTCGTCCATCTCGACCTCAATACTGTCGCCCAAGCTCTCCAGCCCTTGCGGCGCGGAGTACAAGCCCTTACTCATTGAATTTGCTGCCATAATTTGTCCTTAGTAGTATCCGCCCTTGCGGGACTTGAAATATCGAATCTCATCCGGCTCGTCGGAAGGCAATCGGATGAAACCTCCTTGGCGAAACCGCATCAGTGCCATCACCGTGGAGTCCACCAAGTCATCATTGCTCATAAAGGGGAAACCTGCGATCTCCTCCACGACCTCCTCGGCCCAACGAGTGTCAGGCACCCAGCACAAGCCAGAGCGGATGATGTCCGCCACAGAGTTTAACCGTGCCAGCTTGTCGCCGCTACCTCTGTGTGGTGTGAATTCGCCCACAGGAATACCTGTTCGCCGCATCTCTTGGTAAAGCTGCGTGCCCGCGGACTTCTTCTCCACGATGAACGCATCCGGCTCCCACTCCTTGTACTCAGCGTACGCAAGCTCTTTGAGTTCCGGGAACTCCAGACGCTTCTTGATTGAGTTGAGCAGGATGATGTTGTATGCACCCTCTTCGTCATTCATGAACACGCCCCATGTAGTCAGCGCGGTAAAGTCAGCGCGGTTGTGGCTTTCAGCCGCAGCGTCCAAACTCATGATCACGTACTCGCACGGGGGTGGGTCTTCCTTCTCCCACAGCTTCCACCACTCACGCTTGACGACCGACGCTTCCTCGGATGTTGGATTCTGTTGGTACTGCGCGTTCCACTGGAACGTAGGCATCGACGCCTTGGTGCGCAGCAGCGCCGTCATATCAAAGAACTCTGGCCACAGCGGCTTCTGGACGACTGTTCCGTCCGCCTGCTTGGTGTCCACGATAGCCGGGAACTCGATCACCTCGTACTGATCGGAGCCCTCGTTCATCCGCATGTCTGTGGTGACGCGCCCAGTCAGGTCGTTTTGGTGCCATCGTGTTTGAACAATGGCAACCCGTCCTCCCGGCATAAGACGAGTACGAGCACCGTATGTAAACCACTCGTACGCTCTATCAAACACGTCAAAGTTTCCGTTGATGATGTCCTGCTCGTTGTGGGGGTCGTCCACAAGAAGTAAGTCAGCGCCGCGGCCAGCCAGAGCAGAACCGACACCACATGCGAAATACTCTCCGCCAGCAGCCGTGCTCCATCGCCCTGCACTCTTGGAGTCCGCAGCCAGCCCGACGTTTGGGAAAACTTGTTTGTACGCATCTGAGTCAATGATGTTTCTGACCTTGCGGCCAAAGTCAACGGCAAGGTCTGTGGTGTGCGAAACCATCAGCACCTTCTTATTCGGATACTTGCCCAAGAACCAAGCTGGGAAATAAATAGACACCATCTGCGACTTACCGTGGCGTGGTGGCATGTTCACGCACACCCGGTCTTTGTTCCCCGACGCGATGTCCATCAGCAAGTTGGCCAGCCTACGGTGATGTTTGCCCACAATATAGTCTGGCTGCATGTGTTTGCAGAACTCAATCAGGTCGTCAAAGCACGCTTTTGCCGCCCTTCGGCTGTCAATAATGTCCGCAATTTTCTCGATTTCAGCCTGTTCCTCGGGCGTATAGGCGTCGATATTGTCCAGCATCAGCCGGATTTCTTCTTCCGTGAAGTCATCTGCACCGATGGAGGCCGCTTCAGTCATCAAAACTCTCGTTTTCGGGCTCAAACGGGGCTTGTTGCACTTCCGCAACAGGTTTTAGGCCCATTTCTGCGTCCACGTCGATGACATCACCCCCAATTTCGACCGCATCCTCAGCCAAACTGGGCTTTTGGATGAGTCTTTGCAACTTGGAGCGCAGTCTGGCCTTCAATTCGTCCGTTGTTTGGTGCGTAATCGTCACTTCCTGCTTGTCGGTGAACAGCCCCACGTCGCTGTGCTTGCCCAAAAGCTCCAATGCACGGATTCTGATGCGCGGGTCAGGGTTCTGGGACTCTTCAAGCAGCCGGTTAGTCACCATGTGACGCACCTCAATGGCATGTGTGACCACAGCCCTGCCGTATTCGTCGAGGTACGAGCGGATGTTCTGGAGTGAGTTCTC